GTAACACGCAGAACAGTTGTCTGTCCAAAACTACCATCTGATACTCTCATCATATTTACGTTAGGATAGAATATCTCTGGTTGTTCTCCGAGTAATAATCTCAAGAAAATTTTGTTTGCCTCAGATGTTCCTTTTGCAGAATAGAGATCACGAATACTTTTAATAAGATTTCTTTTTGATACACCAGATGCAAGAGTATTCGGAACAGCGTTCATAAATGAATAACGAAACTCATCTAAGAAATCAAAGATAGTATTATCTACATTTGCATATTCTAAAAGTTGTTGTATGTTTTGAACAGGGTTTGCACGATACTCTGTTATCTTTGCAGTTGAACCAGATGTTCCACCTGTGATTGTTTCACCAGTTTCAAATTTTTGTTGTGATGTAATATAAAGATATGAGTTTCTAGAATCATCTACTAAAACTGTCGCAGTTGCATTAGAAGTTCCACCAGTAATAGTTTCACCTTCCACAAACTGACCAGTAGTTCCCTCACCAATTTCTGTAACTATTCTTTCACCAGTTGTTTCATCTATAATATAATTAGATGTGGTTGTTTCCTGTGCAATATAATTTACTGTGATTTCTAAAGTTAATCTACCAGCTTCAAGAAACTGATAATAGTCTTTTAAAAATTTTACAAACTGTGGGTGATCCGATTGTACGAAATCTGGCACTTGTCCTTCGATAAGTGAAGAAACTTTCGTTACTAATTTTGAGTCGTTCTTTGACATAGTTTAATACGCAGAAGAAGATGGTGTTGATGATGTTGTACTTACACTTGTAGTTGTAGTGGTTGCAGTTCCAGAAGTTTGTACTGTATAACCCTTACCTGTCGTTGCAGTTGGATCGACTGAACCTGTGACTGTTGTATTCACTAAATCAAGTTCCAGTATTTGATTTCTAACTGGTATAACATCATTTGAGTCTGGTAAAACTGTTACACGCAATCTAGTAGATGATGCACCATCAACATTTGATACACTCGTAATCGCAATGGAATTTATTGTGATTATTCCATTTTCATAATCAACTGTTCCAGCTGTGCTATCCAAATAAACTCTTACACCAGCAACCAAAGAATATACCCTAAGATTACCAGCACCATCATCATCAAAGAAATATTCTGTAGGGCCACTACTTATAAAAAATCCTGTAGATGAAACGATACCACCAGCATCTGAATTGTGTCCAGAGTGTGGATTAAAAAGTTTATTGTTAAATCTTAAAGTATAGTTTGAACTATCAGTTGTTATAGGTGTTAAAAATTTTGCAAGAGTTACAGTTGTTATGTTACTTAGAATTGCATTGTTAGTATCATCTATCTGTCCTACTAATTTTGAATATCGAAAAGGATTATTAAAATCTTTCAAATCGCTATCATTAAAATTAGATATCGTTGTACTTACTGCACTTGCAAGTTGTGTTGCAGTTGATGTTGTTGCGTTAGAGTCAAATTGAAATGAAACACCTAATATAATGAATGTAGTGTCTGCATCAACAATAACTGGAGTGACAGATGCAACCTTAAATTTATTAAGGTCTTTAACTAGTTGTGATTTTTGTGCATCTGATAAATTTAAACCAGTTGTACTTTTGATTGATATAAAAACTTTTCCATACTCTGGTGTAGATGATACTCCAAGTGATGGGTCAAAACTTCCATCTTCACCACCCCACACAGATACAGCCTGTGTATTAGGAAATAGTTTTCTTGCGTAGACTTTATAATCCTCTGTGGTAACTGCACGACCTTGTGATGCAAAATCAAGAGGTGCTTGTAATTTGATGGACTTTAAACTTTCTGGTTCTGAACCACCAGATGCACTTGTAACAGTTGTTGTTGAAATTGTACTTACACCATCAATGGTAGATGGTGCAGAAAATGATGATGCACCATTAGCTGCAGTTTTATTTGTAACAACGTAATTCAATATAACTACATTACCATCTGATAATGCTTTACTCACAACATCATCACCAAAGTATACTTCAAATCTTCCGTTCTCTACCTCTTGTAAAAAATACACAGAACTTGTTGCAGAGAGTTGTGTTATATCTGTTGCCTTTGTGTAAGTTGTTACTGTAGAGTCACTAACTGATGTTTGCACTCTTACTCTTAGTGTAGTTGTATCTGCACGATTATCTGTCAATATAAATCTTTGTTCAACATCTGAAGTATCAACAACATATTTTACTGTAACATATGTCCCCTCATAAAGACTTGTACTATCAAATGCAACTGTGTTTCCAATATTAGATGCAGTTATATCTGCGATTGTTACAAACTGATATGATGTCCCATCAACAGATGATGTAAACGCAGTACCAGCAGGCATGGTTTTTGTTGGTGATGTTGTAGTTAAAGATATATTTACTGTTGCGATTGGAGCACGACAAGATGATGGTTCATACCCTAAAGTTTTTGCGTGGGATACCACACTTGTACGCAAAGCTGCACTATCTAGGAACATTTCATTCGCAAGCATATTTGCATTGAAACCAAGATAATGTGTATTATACGCAAGAGTATCTAGTAGTATGTTCATACCAGAACCCTCAAAGTCGTAGTCCTTAAATTCTGTTTGTGCTTTTAAAAAAGTTTTTAGATTTGTTTTTACTCTATCAAAATCAAATTCTGTAACATTGAGTCTAGTAGTTCCGTTTGCCATTATCGTAATCTTTCTAACATAACTGTTAAGTCAACAAGTTCTGTAGGAGTGTTCACAACATAAAATGCAACTTGCACCTCATACGCATTTCTATCAAAATCTGGTAACGCACGAACAGATACAAGTCTTGCTCTTGGTTCAAAGTTTTCAATTACATCTTCAATCTGTCTTGCGATTATAGTTGATATTAAAGGTGTCATGTTTTCAAACAACATTTCTCTAACACCACCAGATACTTCTGGGTGAAAAGGTTTGTCATAAACATTCAACTGAACAAGATTACGAATAGACCTTTTAACAGCTTCAACATCTGTGACTTTACTGATATCATTATCAGATGTTTTTTTACCAAAGAATAAATCTAAGTCAGAGTATTGTCTTACATTTCTATCTGAGGTATTTTGTAGTTGTGCATCATATCCTGCCGACATTTATATAGACTCCTAGTTCTTATTATTTATAACAAATATTACTATCCAATAGATGTTAAACTCAATGCATCTTTCTTTTCACTTGTATATCTATTTTCTAGTGATGCTTGTCTATCTGGAAAGGTTGTCAAGTAATTTCTAAAGTAAATTAATTTTCCTATATCTGCACTTGTGTATCTAGATGGAAAATTATCAACATCTGTTTGTGTAATTGTTCTACTACGTTCATCATAGAACGCACTAATAATATCAGTATCAGAAACTTCCGATATTGTTTTTGTATCTGGAACTCCGAGTGTTTTAAATGCATTTTTAAAAACATTTGTTGCAGGCCCATGTTGAACAGATGCACTCCATATCGCATCTTGTAATCCTTGAATATGTGTTCCATCATCTGCATCTAAATCAAATTCTGTTTTTATTCTTTGTACTGAATCTTCATAGTGAGTTATCTGTATGTAATTATGTTGTGCCTTCTTAAATAGGTCTGGTTGAAAAGTTGATATCTGTGTCCACTTATCTATAAAAGGTTGTCTGACAGATTCAATCTGCGACCCGGCTGCCTCTGCACCAATCTCATCTAATTCCTCTGCGATATCTGTAAATTCTGCGACAGTTTTCATCCATTTGATGAACTCACCAACTCTACTATCATCTCCACCTTTTGAATATAATTGATATCTTCCATAAGAGAAAAATCCACCAGTATCTTGTGCAGTTGCTTCATTTCTACCACCAGACTCATAAGTTGCAGAAACCTCTCCGATAAATCTTGATACTGTTTTACCTTCTGATTGTTTTTGTGCAACTCTTAAAATCGCATCTTGATATTCTGACTCATCATAAGTAGGAGAGTTTTTATTATCCACGCCAGGAGAGGATATTTCAGTTGCATCTGTTGTATCTAAAACTGGAGCACCACCAGCTGTTCCATATTTACCTATCTCACTTGGGTCTTCTGCAAAAACTGTAAATCTAGTTTGTGGAGTAAAGTCGGAAGTTGTCGGTGCAGTTGCAGAAGTTAATGTCGCACCAGTAGAACCATGAACTGAGTTACCATTGTTTGCACCAGTTGCTGTATCTTGTGATACAAGATTTGTATTTGTTGCATTTACTGCTATCGTGGTTGCATTTATATTTGTAGTAGTTCCATCTATATCTACTGTTGCACCACTTACATCAACAGTTGCATCAGAGAATATTTCAAAGTTGGTTGTTACATTAAACTCAACTTCACCTGTAACTTTATGTAAAACATTAGCGTCATGATGATTTGTTACTGTTGGTTCTATTCGTGTGTCCTCATTGAATATATGAAAGTTTGTCAAAGTGTTTTCATAACTTTGTATCGCAACTCCTTTAATATCAGATGTAAATTTAGAATTATAAGTTTTTGTAACATCTCCATTGACAGTTGTTGCTTGTATTCCAGAAACATTTGTTCTATGGTCTTTACCAATTGTTTCGTTGAAATCATCTTCCACATCTAAATTAAAATCTTTACATTTGATATTCAGTTTTCCAGATATAGTTAAATTCAAATCACCTTTGACATATCTAAAATCATTTCTTTTGAT